GCCCCGGCGTTCTCCTCGATGCCCGTCATGTTGCTGATGCCGGTCGACTGCGTGGTGAGCAGAGTGGGCTTGCCGGTGATTTTCAAAGAGCCGGACACCCCAATCTTGTTGTCATGGGGGAAAGACGGCTCGAACCCGCTGCCGAGGGCGGTGAAGGAAAGCGCCGCTCCCACCGACATCGGCATGACGATGAATGCCGCCCGGCTGGTGCCCGCCTGCATGTCGGTATGGAAGGCGATTTGCCCGGCGGAGTCCCCGACGACAAGGTTGCCTTCGATGGTGATTTCCCCGCCATTGATTGTCCCGGCGATGAACTCCTTGAAGCCGTTCGCCGAGTCATGGTTGGAGACTTCCTTCATGTCACGCGACTGCGAAGGCCCGCTGATGCCGGCGAGCTCGAGGACCTTGCGATAGTTCCAGATGAGTACCGTCCCTTTGGCTGATGCTGCGCTCGTCATTTCATGCCTCCTAGCTGATGGTCAACGTGGGCTTGCCGGTGAACTTGATGGTCGCGGAGAAAGAAATCTTGTCGTCATGCGGGAAGCCGAACTCAAAAGCGGAGATGAATGCCGTGCCGGAAATGTTTCCCAGGGAGCTGGGAAAGGTGATGGTAACCGTCCGGCTTGTGCCCGCCTGGAAGTCCGTATGCATGGCTATCTGCCCGTTGGCGTCGGCCGCCTTGAAGTTGCCTTCGATGCGGATTTCCCCGCCGTCCGCCAGCCCCGCTATGACCTCCTTGAACCCGTTGGCGGAGTCGTGGTTGGATACTTCTATCATATCCCGGCTTTCATTGGGGCCGGTGATATTGACAACCTCCGCCACGTCCTGAGAGTTCCAGACCAGCTGCGTCCCGAATGCCGATACTGCGCTTGTCATTGCTGTTTACCTCCTGCTATTTGCTCCAGAAGCCCGATTATCCGGTCGAGCCTTTCGATGGCGTCGTCTAATCCCCCTGCCGCTTCCCCCGTCCCTTCGCATTCCTCGCAATCCACCATCCCCATTTCCGTCAGCGAAACGGGCTTCTCTACCTTGCCTGTCCCGCCGCATTTTTCACATTTCATTTCTTCTACTCCTCATGCCAGATGATATAGTCGGCAGCTACGTGGTAGAGGCCGGAGTCTTCCTCGTAAAAATCGGTCTCGTCGTCATAGAGCGCTGCTCCCACCGCCACTCCCCCAGCCCCGCCCATCGTCCCGCTGTAGCCCTGCAATGCCGCCTGGATGGCGGCGGCGATTTCCTTGGCTTCCTTGTACGTCGTCGAGAATATGGAGAGCTGGAAGCGCGGGTGTGCCAGCCCGGAGCCGCCGTCATGGGAATGGAGCCTGGGGGCGTCCACCTTGGTGACGACGATGTACGGCTTTGCGGTGGCCTGCGGCGCCCTGACGAAATGGCTGCGGGTGCCGACGTAGCCAGTGATGCCCGTCTGCGCCAGGAGAAAGGTCATAAGAGCCTCTTCAATCTGCATCAGACTGCCGCCTCCACCGTCTTTTTCAGCCCGAGCTCGATGTTGCGCTTGACTTCTTCTTTGCACCCGTCCCATGCCGGCCGGACGAAGGGGTGGGGCGGGGCGGGATGCGGACCGGCATGCCCGTACTCGACCAGGTGGGCGTGGGGGGCTTTGCGGGGGCGGATGCCGGCGAAGGCTACCGCCGGGCCGCTCATCGATGCCGGCACCGACGAAGCATAGGCCGCCGCCTTGAGATTGCCGGTGGGTCCCCGGGGCGCCTTCGCCCTGATGCGGTCCCTCACCAGCTTCGCCTGGGAGAGCAGGAGCTTCTGCTTCTCCTCGTTGACCTCTTTGATGAGCTTGTTTGCCTGCCGCTCGAGCTGGTCGATGCCTTTGAGATAAATCTGTGCCTGCATGTCCGCTCCAAAAGAAAAAGCCCTCCGGAAGAGGGCTTGCGTATTTTTCGAGAAATAACCGGTTAGTCCAGCGATTCTTTGTAATAAATCAGCAGCTCGCGGTCCCGCTCCTGCGGGTTGGCGATGGCGACTATCTCCAGCACCCGGCTGCCGTGAAGTATGCGCATCGTCGGCAGGATGTCCGACCGGTACCGGATGCGCACCTCGCCGGTCACCTCGGCGTTAGCCTGCAATGCCTCGTAGTATTTCTTCCCGGCGTTGGGCGTCACCGAGCCCCACACCGTAACATGCGTTGCCCAGGTGACCACCTCCTCGTTGAAGGAGTTGCGGGCGCGGGTCTCTTTCTGGAAGGTCAGCCTCTGTCTCAATGCGCCGGCTCTCATTATGAATCTCCCTTTGCCAATTCAGACTCTGGAACTAATTCGAATTCGTAAAAATCATGGAAACCACAAGGGGTATGGGATGCATCAATGGAGGGGGTTACTACGCATTTCCCGTCTTTCATTTCATACTGCCAGACGGGGTGGCCTTGAACCTCAGTAGCCTGTGTTTGGATTACAGGAATGCATTCATTATGAGGCGATAATTTAGGATTGGTCGTTGGACATGGAAAATATAACCATCTTACAGGCATGCCGTAATAAAGTGACTGCTCGCCGAGGTAACCTTTTAGAACTCTCACCTAAAAGGACCTGTCCTGCCAGAGGATTGCGCCCACTCCCAGCGGCACCTCGGCGATATTCAAGCCGGTCGTCTGCACCGCCTCCCTGTTTTCATAGAGATGCCCGATTAGCAGGAGCATCGCCTGCTTGATTTTTTTCGGCACGTCCGATGCGGCGCCATAGCCGGCGATGTAGGTGACGCAGACCCCGCTGGCGGGGCGAAGCGTATCGCCCGGCCATGATTTTCCGTAAGCAAGGTAAATCCGCCCGGGCTCGCTCTTGGTGTCGAAGAAATAGTTCGAGCCGTCCAGGTAGGCCACCACATTATCGGTGTCGTAATACTTGATAATGCCCGATGCCGTGGCGGTGCCGGTCCCGCTGCCTGCTCCGGTCGCTGTGAAGATGACGCCGACTGTGCTGGATGCGGCGCCAATGAGAGTGAAGTTAGTCGTCCCCACACTCAATATACGGTAGACCGTCCCGGTGACAAAGCTGCCCGCAGTGACTGCCGGCTCCAGTAGCGGAGGGTAAGGCAAAGCTATGTAGTCATCTTCCGGGAACTCGTCCAGCCAGCACTCCCAGGTCTGGGTGATATAGGCGCGGCGCTGGAAGGTCTCGCAGTACTGCCGCGCGGTGGTAATGAGGGCATTGAGCAGGTCGTCCTCGACGGCGGGCCCCGCCTTCTTGATGACCTCGACACTGAAGTCACAGGTGGCAGTGGCAACGGTGGCCACCGCTCTTATGTATCGATAACTGCCGGTGTAGGCCTTCTCCTGGGGGGTGTTGTCATTCGCCTCGGTGACCTGCGTGAAAGCCCCGCCGGAGACGTCCGACCAGGTGACATTGTCCTCGCTTTCCTGGAGCTTGACATCGACGGTTCCCCCAGCCCCGTTTGCGCCGGATACCAGGTTGACCAGGACGTCATAGCCGGATACCTCCACCGCGCTGCCGACGAGAGAATATGCGGCGGCGATTATGTGCGCTCCGGGAGCGATGCTGACGGCGGTTGAAATATTATCGGCCAGCGCCTCGCTGTCGATGCGGAGGTGAGTCTTGACCTCGGACAGAGTAAGCGGTTCAGTTGCCGGGGCGGTGACTAATTTGAGCGCCATTACTGGTACCTCCACTTCGTTAATTCCCTGTCCCGCACTACTTCCGCAGCGGTAAAAGCACGGCTGCATATGAGGGGTTTCCCCATCAGGCCCGGGAAGAAGAAACCGCCAGCCCCGGTGGCATCCGTCCCGGCATAAAGGCTGTTAACCCCGGTGGCTATAACCCCTGCCTGGGCTGCCGAGAATATCGCTACCGCATCTTTGTAAAAAGTCAACGCGCTGCCGTCATAGGTCAGGCAGCAATGCGCGAATTTCCCGGCCGCAAGCGCCCCGCTGGCAGCGGTCTTCTCCACTCCCGCGTAGACCCTCCCCCTCAGCATGCCGGTGGTCTTCTGGAAGCCGAAGTAATAATTGTCGACCTTGCTTACGAATATAGCGGTGGCATTCAGCGTGGTCAGCGTGGACGGCCTGACCCAGACCCTGATGGTAATGGTGGTTGTGAAGTTGAAGGCAGCCTTGTTGCCGAAGTTGACCTGGTCGTCAGCCCCGTCAAAGCTCAAGACCCATATGCTACTGGGCAGCTGCACCCAGACCGCGCCGGTTATCGTCCCCGGGTTGCTGAATCTCGAACCGTCGAACCAGTAGCTTTTGCTAGGCGCGTATTTCGGCATTACCGGGTCTAGGACTTTTGAGCGCCAGACGTCGCTATCCGGCGAGTAAAGGTCATCGACGTCATGGACGGCGACCCCCAGGTTGGTCTGCCGGGCGACCGTTAACCTTCCTGCAGAAGGCGTTATTATCCGTTTCTGCATGGGACTCTCCTAATCTCCGTAGTCTGTTATCGCCGCGCAGCGCCAGACGATTGCCCTGTTGGTGCTCCCCTTGGTGTTGTTGCAGACCACCCGCAGGCGGGTGAACGCGCTGACATCGAGGCTGACCACGAAGTGCTCGCCCTGCGTGTAGTATGTGCCCTGCGCCTGGGCTTTGGTAAGCCCGCTCTCGACGCTGAAAGAGCTATCCGCCCCGTTGGATGTCACGGCGATGACATTGGCCCATTCGGAGTTCGCCAGGGTGGCATTTTTGAAGAAGATGATATCGCCCACCGCCGGCACCGTTGCCCCGCATTCTATGGCTGTCTGCCCGACCGCCTCTTCGGCATCGGTAACAACCGCCGTCGGGGCAGTGATGGCCGCCGTAAAGGAAGCCAGCGCCCGCCAGGTGTCATTGCCGGATGCCTTCTCCGATACCTGGATGACATACTCCGTGCCCTGCCCCACAGAGGCGAGGGCGTTGTCCTTGGCGTGGTCAATGAATATGGACACCTTGCTGACGCGGGGCAGCAAGGTGAGCTCGCTGGAAATGCTTTGCGCTGCGGCGTTTACCGAGGTCAGCGCTTTGAGCTCGGTCTGTATGGTCTTCCCCATGGTTCACCTCCACTTTTCCCCTTCATGTTTTGAAATAAGCCCGGCGGGCGAAGGAGTAAACACCCGCCGGGCTTTGAACGCCCGCTTGCTGAAGGCGGGCCCCGTTAACGGGCTATTTCTTGAGCCGGACCGGCTTGCTTTCCGCTACTTCCGGCTCGCGGGCCGCCTGGATGACATGCCCGCACTTCGGGCACACGATACCCTTTTCGCCGATGCGGACTATCTGCCCGCCGACGAGCTTCGCCCGCGGGGACGGCTCCCCGCACTGCGAGCAGACGAGCTCCCCGTCTTTAACGAGATATCCGTAATGAGGGCATTTCTTCTTTTCCATTGTCATGTCTCCTTATCTCAGACTCTTAAATTTCGATGAACAGGTCGAGCGCCATCAGGATATTCGGCTCTATCTCCAGCGGCCGGTCCATGTTGTTATGGCACTTGTCGCAGGCACAGGCTACCTTCTCCGGGAGCTTGACCTTCTCTTTGATGTCCAGCTCGACTTCTTCTTCGAGGAGCTGGGCGAACTCTTCCGAGAACTTGGCGATGCCGGGATTCGGCTCCTGCACCGGCTTTCCTTTTTCGTCGAGGACCGGCTTGCCTTCGGCATCTTTCTTGTCGACGAACTGCGGGATGCTGACCTGGCCGCGTTCGTTCTTTTCGCCCCACTTCTTGACCAGCTCATTGCGCACGTCTTCGATGATTTTCATCTGCCCGTTGAGCTTCTGCGCCAGCTTTGCCAGGTTGTAGGAAACCCTGACCGGGAACTTTGCAGCAATCAGGGTAGCCA